AAAATAAGGCTGCTATATTGGGGTGGTGTATTAGGCACGGTAAACTATTGGAACTTAGGTAGCGACCCATCATATCAAAACTACCCAATATTCCCTTATGCTGGACACTTAGATAACCCTTACGCTCCTACTTTCGATTTAAACTGGGGTACTCCTAAGGAGTTATTCTATGATTTCGATTATGGTACTCCGCAAGATTTTACCTACCCAAATACAAACTGCTATAATTTCTTTTGGAGTAAATACATAAACGAGATTACTGACAAAAATAGTAAGATACTTGGGTGCTATTTATCCTTGAGACCATACGATTACAACGAGCTATCATTCAGGAAGAGCTACTATATAGATGGCAACTACTGGAGACTGCTCAAAGTTACCGATTTTGATGCGGTAGGAGAGGCTACAACTAAATGCACATTCTTACTAACTGAGCCTAAGGACGCTTTTGTAGGCGAAATTAAGCCAGTAAGAGGAGGCGAGGGAACTTATGATACAGACGAAAAAATACCTATCGGAGATACGCTTGTAAGACCTAACAGAAATAGCGGTCAGTCTTATGATACTTTGCAGTTTGGCGAGAATGTTAAAGGAGGTAAACGCTCACTAATAGCTTCGGATAATGTAAGTCAATCTTTTAACGCAGTAAACGCTTTAGTAATAGGCAGCGACAACGCTCAGATAAACGCTGACAATGTGACTATGATAAACAGCCCAAGTATTAGCACTATAAGACCTAACGAGGCTTATATTAATGGCTTGTTTGTAGAGAAGTTAGCCAGTATAGTAGTNCCGTACGATGTGCTTACAAATATTGAAAACGAATTGCAGATACTACCTCCTTTGCCAAACGATGAATTTTACGAAGTTACGAGAGGATATGTAAGGCTAAATGGTAGAGTAATAAGCGGAACGCACGAGATAGATATAGTAGAAGACGATGCCACTGAGCACTTATTGGCTAAAGTGCCCAGCTCCTTTTTTAATATCGAGAATAACACCGACCTTTTACAGATAGTCGCACACAATACCACTCCTATTCATTTCGGTAGTGGCTTAAAATTAACCTCAAACAATAATATGAGTTTCGAGCCTGAAACGTCACTTACAATCAATTTAGTATATCGAATAATAAAATTATAATATGGCAGATAAAAGAGTAGCCTTAGACTTAGAGGTAAATATCAAAAAAGGAGATGTAACTCTCGGTCAGTTAAATGATGAGTTCAAGCAAATAGGCGAGACTATTGAAGAACAAAAGCAAATTCTGATAGAGTTCCAGCGAGAACTTTTAGAAGTAGAGAGGATACAAGCAAGTACATCATCTACTAATTTTCAGAGACAAAATGAGTTAAAAAGCAAAGCGACTCAGTTAAAAACTGCAATAAAAGACCAAAGGATATCATTAAGACAACTTAATAACGAGAGGAGCAGAGCATCAAAAGCTATAGAATCACTAAATAAATTAGGTGTAAACCAAAGCAAAATAACCGCAGCGGTAGATAAACTTACTGGAGGTATGGCTACCAAGTTCATAAAGCTATACAAAGGCTTTAAGGAAGGCTTTAAAGCAGTTAAGTTATTCACTCAAGGTCTAAGCGGTATGCAAAAAGCATTAATAGCTACTGGTATCGGTGCATTTGTGGTAGCATTAGGTCTTATCGTCGCTTATTGGGATGACATAAAAGGTGCTATAAATGGGGTGTCAAGTGAGCAAAAGAAACTACTTGCAGATACTGAGAAAACAAAGAAAGCAAACGAAGAAGCATTAGCCGCAACACAAGCAAGTGAAAACAGCTTGAAGCTGCAAGGTATGTCCGAGAAGGAGATACTTGCTCTTAAAATAAAGCAAACGGATGAAATAATAGCATCTACTGAATTACAACTAAAGGCTCAACAAAGCATAAGAGATTCGCAAATAGAAGCCGCACAAAGAAACCAAGACATCGCTCAAGGTGTAATTAGATTTACTTCTTTACCATTCGTTATTATACTTAAGCAGATTGACTCATTAAGCAAAGCGTTGGCTAAACTTACTGGTAAAGATATTGCTACTAACTTAGAAAAGGGCTTTAGCGGTGGGATTGCTAAAATGATATTCGACCCTGAAGATGTAAAGAAAGAAGTAGACGGTAGTATAAAAGACACAGAAAAACAATTAGCTGCCGCAAAAAACAGAAGGGACGGATTTATACTAAAGAATCAAGCGGATGATAAGAAGTTAGCGGACAAAGCAAAAGCAGCTAAAGAAAAAGAAGATGAAGAAAACAAAAAAGCCGAAGAAAAAGCAGCTAAAGAAAAAGCAAATGCATTAGAGGCAATACGATTAGCTGAGATAGATACGGAAAGCGAAAGGAGAGCAGAAGAATTAAGAGCAGAGAAAGAAAAGTACGACAAGCTAATAGAACAAGCGGAGCAGTATGGAGAGGATACGGCTGAATTAAAGACCGCACAAGCAACCAAACTTAAAGAGATACAAGACAAGTTTGATAAAGCAGATGCAGACAAAAAAGCTAAAGACGACAAAAAGAAACTAAAAGAGCAAGAAGAGTTTATTTCAAGTTTAGAGGCAAATAAGGAACTTGAGGAATTAGACTTTGAAAAGCAAAGAGAAGATATAGCAAGAAGGGAGGCTATATTTTTAGAAGATAAAACACTAACCGAAACTCAAAGAAACCAAGTAGAAGCCAATTTCTCAAAAGAGCGTAAGAACTTAGAAAAAGCTGAGGCTGAAGCCAGAATGGAACTAAACGCCCAAAGAGTAGATTTAGCCTTAAATACATTAGGTGCATTGAATGCATTAGTACAAGGATTTGCTAAAGATGACGAGGAGAGCCAAAAGAAAGCGTTTAATGCTAATAAAGCATTCGGTATAGCCCAAGCAGTAATATCAACCGCTCAAGGTATATCTGCTCAATTAGCAGTACCACAAGATGCAATAACTGGAGCAAACTTTGTTAAGGCTGGGATAGTTGCGGCTACTGGTGCGGCTCAGATAGCGACAATATCAAAAACTCAATTTAAGGGGTCTGCTACTCCTCCAACTGCACCACCACCTCCAGCAGATGGGGAAGGTAGTGTAGGGTTTGACCCAAGAGGATTTATTGGTTCACCATTCGGAGGCGGTCAGCCTACCACTAAAGTAATAGTAACAGAAACTGATATACGCAAGGCTACGAGAGATATAGACGGTATCTATAACAAGGCGGTGGTAGTCGAGTAGAATGTGTAATTGCCCCTTTTTAGTTCATTATGTATATATATATGAATGGACTTACCTTTTATCGAATTTAAGCTTACAGACGAAGTCGAAGGACTTCAGGCGATAGCTTTAGTAGACAAGCCAGCAATAGGATTAAACTATCAGGCTTTTGCTCCTCACAAATTTGAGGTAATTGACGAGGATAAGCGTATAGTGATGGGTGCTGCTATGGTTCCAGACTTGCCTATTTATCGTAGAGACGAAAGAGGGGAGTATTACGCTATCTTTAAAAAAGAGACTATAAAAGCACTGGTACAAAAGCTATTCAAAGAAAACAAACACACCGAATTCAACGAGCAGCATAATTCTTTCAAGATATTAGATGGAGTTTACATCTATCAATCCTTTATAACTGATGTCGAACTCGGTATCTCAGCTCCTTCAGGTTTTGAAAACGTAGCAGACGGTACTTGGTTTATCGCTGCAAAAGTAGAGAACGATGAGGCTTGGGCAAAGGTTAAAGAGGAGGGTTTATTGAAGGGCTTTAGCGTTGAGGGTGTGTTTGACTTAGAGCCGTATAAATTTAAAAAAATGAATAAATTAAACTTAGAAAGCGTAATACATACGCTAAAATCTGTATTCGCAGATGCTGAGGTAGAAGAGACTACGGAGGGTAACTTCGCAGAAGCTACTTTGGTAGATGGGACTATCGTAAAATGGGAAGGCGAACTGGCTGACGGAACTGCTCTAGTAGTAGTTATGCCTGAAGGTGAGGTAGCTGCTCCTGATGGGATTCACGAACTTTCAGACGGTACTATCGTAGAGACTGCTGGCGGACTTGTAGTAAATATAGAGGCTGCTGGCGAGCAAAAGAAAGAGGAAGAGGAGGAGATGTACGACAATGAGTTTACTATTGAGCAACTATCTGAAATGATTGAGAAATCGGTGTCTAAATATGCTGAGGCGTTTACTGCGTCTTTAGAAGCTATCAAATCTGAAAACGAAACTTTGAGAACTGAGCTTGCGTCTGTAAAGTCTGCAAAAGAAGAGTTAAAAAATGAGTTTTCTGCGACACTTAACAAAGTAGGAACAGAGCTAGAGGAAATTGTAAAGGCAGAGCCTTCTACTGCTAAAAAGCCACAAGAATTTAAAGCACTAACAAGAGCTGAAAGAGCGGCTCAAATGGGTGCAATTATTAGAGCAAACAAATAAATATAATATAAAAATGAGTTTTGAAGTTTCAAGTTTGACAAACTATGTCAACGAACAAAGCACAGACCTTATCTCAAGACTATACTTCGAGAAAACGTCTAGTGATTATTTTACACTCCAATCAGGAGTAAAGAAAACAGATGCACTACACCTATTAGCGGTTACTGCATTTCCACAAGACGGTAGCGGATGTAGTCCAGCAGCTTCAGGAGATGTTGTATTTACTGATAGAGATTTAACGGTAGGTCAAGTTACTTACTTCTCAGGTTTCTGTATGAAAGACCTTATACCTAAGTATACTCAAATCTTGCTAAGAGCAGGTAACGGAGAGACTGAGGATATGGCTTTTGAAGCTGAGGTTGCTGAGTCTGTTATTAAGACAATAATGGAGCATAATGAGACTGCTGACTGGCAAGGTGATACTGCTAGTGCAAATGTTTACATAAACAAATATGACGGTCTTATTAAGATTATCGATGCTGCTACAACTGCGGTAGATGGTAACACCACTTCTGCTACTTCGATTACTTCTGGTGCTTCAGGAAACGTAGATACGCTTATTACTGATATATGCAACGCAAGACCAGCTAAGGTTAAGTCTGCTGCTAACCAAGTGCTATTCGTAGGTCAAGATACTTTCGACAAATACGTAGATACTTTGAACGCTAAGAATCTATTTAATGTAAACGCTACAGATTGGGCTAATTACACTCTATCAATCCCAGGCAAGAACGTAACACTTGTAGGCGTTGTAGGACTTGACGGTACTAACAGAATGTTCTTAGGAACACAAGAAAATTTCTTCTTAGGTTTTGATTTGCAAAACGATGAGGAAGAATTCGATATGTGGTACGACAAGAAAGATGACAAGGTATACTACCGAGTTAAATTTAAGAGAGGTTTACAAGTAGCATACCCTAACGAAATCGTAGAGTTTACTTTATCAGCTTAATATCACTAACCATAATTAAATATATATAGATATGGCGTGTGATTTAATAACTGGATTTGAAGTAGGATGTAACGATTCGATTGGTGGCGTAGCAGAGTTTTGGATAGCAAATATGCCAAACGACTTTGCAGCAGCTACTGATGGAAGCGGAGAAGTAACTGGGCTTACTGGTACTGGCCTTACTTATTATAAGTATGAATGTACAAATGCTCAGGGTGCTACTTCGGTAATGAACGACAACCCTACGGTGAACGACCAAAACGGAACGAGCTTCTTTGACCAAACTGCGACTTACGTTCTCAACAAAATGGAGAAGGCTAAGCGTAATGAGGTTAAAATGATAGCTAGAGCTAAGATGTCAATTATCATAAAAGATAATAACGGCACTTATTGGCTTATGGGTAAAGAGAACGGAGTAAGACTAACTGCTGGCGAAAACGGCACTGGTACTGCTCTAGGAGATAGAAACGGATATAGCCTTTCTTTCCAAGCTCAAGAATTTGAGCCGATGCCGATAGTAACGGTAGCNTTACCATTAGTATAACTAAACCTTTAAATAAACTAGCCCACTACTTCGCGGTGGTGGGCTTTTTTTAAATTAAAAAAATGGACATAATAAATAAAGACGATACAAATTACATTTACTGTAATATCTCTAATGAGGTCGAAAACTCTTACTACACAATGTCCATTGAATCCGCAGAGTACGAAGTTAACGTAACTCTAGCAGCTCCTGAAGGAGTGAACGATAGGTATGTAGCATTTGAACTTATAGAAGGCTCTCAAGACCTCCCAAACGCTACAATAGAACTACCTAATAACGGAGACTATCCTTACAAAATAGTAAACGCCACAACTTTAGGCGGTACTGAAGGTGTAGAGATACACAGAGGTATTTTAAGATTAAAACAACCGCAAGAAGTGGTATATTCGTACACTGACGAGCAAACGACCATAATATATGAATAAGTTCCCAATAGTAACGCAATTTGACTCTCAAGAAGTACCTAAATTCTTAGAGAAAAAGAATAAGAATATAGTTTGGTTTGGTGTGGATAATATGTATCCATACGAGCTTATAGACTTATACAACGATAGCAGCACTCATAACGCTATTATAAATGGTAAAGTAGGCTATACGGTAGGCAATGGACTAGAGTCAGAAGACTTAGAGACTAAGAAGTGGCTGAGCCAAGCTAATATAGACCAAGACTGGACTAGCTTAATGAAGAGCTTGTCTTTAGATTACGAGATATTTAATGGCTATGCTATTGAGGTTATTAAAACTAAGGTAGGGAATCAATACCATCACATAGATTTCGCCAATATTAGATTAGGTTTAGATGGCTCTATACAATATGCAGACGATTGGATTACTGACAAGGGCATAAAGAACTCTAAGCCTGATATCCAGTATTTAGAAAGATACAACCCAAGAGACCCTGAGCAAAAGAGGGGTGTTATTTATCACGTTGACTACAGACCGAATTTAAAATACTAT